CTTTACCAGCAAATGCTGCAGTACCTTCTAATGCAGACATAGCACCACCCGAAGCCATACCTACAGCTATCTGAGGAAGAAGATAACCAAGTGTCGGAGCTTGACGTACCATCCAATCAATAGCACCAGTTCCTTGTTCTGTTGATGCTGATTGTTTAAACTCTGCTTGTTTCCATTCATTGAAATAATCTTGTAGTGCTTTGTCACCTTTCGCCCAATTCAATGGTTGTGCTTCTCTACGTAATGAATTACCTACATTGGATGGAAGTGAACTATAAGAATAATTGAATGCTTGATTCATGGCGGTATAATCTCCTGATTCAAATGCTTTATCAAGTTCTTCTACAGCTTTTGTATTACCTTGCGCTAGGTTAGCAGCACGTACCTTATCATAATGCTTTTGAATGGCTTCATTACCTTGTTTATAAAGATAAGTTTCATCATGATTCATTGCATTATTAAAAAGAGCACCAACAGAAGAAAAGGAACTCATAGTACCGGCGGTTGCAGCACTGTAAGCTCCTACAAAGAAATCTTTAATAGAACTACCGAATGTTTCTTTTGGACCCCACTTAGTTGAATACTGTCTATCTCCTGCAACAAAAGCATCTGATGGTAGTACATCAAATACTTCACGTCCATTAGTAGGGTCAATAGTAGTTGTTACAACTGCTTTACCATCACCAAACATTTTATCCATTCCATCCTTACCTGGGTTAGGAATACGTTTACCATTCTTTAAAATATATGGAGCAGCAGAAGCACGTTCTTCACCGGTACCACGTTCATTATCTTCATTACGAAAAATATCATGATAAGGTGCATAAGAAGGTGTAAGGTCTTTTACATTGCCAAGATACTTATCAGACATTGAACGACCACTTACTTCCGGTGATTGTACATCATTCTGAAATTTTAATGCGGCCAAATCAACACCACGTTTATTTAAACTTACTTTCTTAGCATTTTGTATTTTTGCTTGATTATAAGTTTTTACTATTTGACTTGCTGGTATAGCGTCTGTATCAAGAGGATTTTTTTCTTTTGAATACTTGTCTACATAATAGTTTACATCGTTGAAAATAGGCTGTTCAGAATGCGCCATAGAGGTAAGTATATCTGCAGTGGATTGCTTATTCTTTAAAGCATCTCCAACTACATCAACTGTTCCTTGATAATTTCCTTCTTGATCTACAAATGCATCACTAGACTGTGCTTGATATTTTTCTTCAAGTGTTGGTACTACTGGTTGTGTTTGTTCTTGTTCTTGGTTAGCCATAATTATATTGAGTATTTATTATTGAATTGATTGTCTACTTCCAAAATTGTAATTATCATTTGGATTTGATTGTTCTTGTTTTTGTTTATCAAGCATATTGATATACTGTTCTTTTTCTCCCGGTTGAAGTTTACCGGATGTTTCAAGATTATTGATAATATTCAAACTTTTCATATATGACCTTTGAGGATCACTTTTGAAATCAATATTATTTTTTGCTTGTATATCAACAAGTCTTGCTTGTGGTGTTTTACCAACATAAACTTTATTAGTTACTTGGTCATCAATAAATCCATTCTTAGAATATTTGTTTTGAAGATTACGTGTTCTTGCTAAGTTTGTTTCACGTTGAGCATTATTCATAACAGATTCTCCACCGGCAATAAGATTACCTTCTGCCATAGCTTCTTTCTGTTTATTGATATTATACTTATTGATAGCATTACGTCCTTCCTGTGCTGCCGTAGATGGTCCCTCAGCTTGTAATGGTACTTCATATATATCTTCTCCAAATCCGAAACCAAAACCAGGTGCATCACTTACTTTCTTTATATGATTTTTTGGATTCTTTGCTAACTGAGAAATAGGTGTAAGAACAGGATTTTTACCATCTACTGCAAAAGGTAACTTAGTATCACCAGTAGCACGTACCATAGTAGTTACATAGTTCTGAACAATAGGTTGACCATTAGCATCTGTTTGAATACGTGAAAGCAAATAACCTCCTTGGTCTTTCGGTGTTTTATCAAAACGTATTGTTTTTATCAAATCAGAATTGATACCCATAATCTGCGCATTTTTATCATCGCCAAATACAACATCCGGTTTAAATGCAATACCATTAAACATAGCCATAGGAAGATTGGTAACCTTTTCTGTTTTCCCTTGTACTCCTAATTCTGGGAATAATGAATTTTCAAGAACCTTACGTTCATCACCAGTAATCTTACTACTATAAACTGTTGGGTTATTAAAGTTCAACATACCATCTTTAGGATTCTCAGTAAAGAAACTACCGGTAGTTGGATTAGTAGGTTTAGAATAGATAATATCAATTGCTGAAATAGCATTTTTATCTTCCGCTTCATCATGTTTAAGTAATTCGGAAATACCAGATTTATTACTAGAATTAAAATCACGTAATCCTTTAGTATCATTTGCAGCAGTAGCGTAAACATAACGTTGTGCTTCTGTCATAATAGCATCAGCTAATCGTTTTTGTTCTGCTAAATTTTTATCACGAGCTTCTACATCTGATGTAGGTATTCGTTTTGCTTGTTGCTTAAGCAATTCAATACTTGCAACAACTTGCTCACCACTAGCACGAGTATAATCATTCTTAGTAATAGGTCTGCCCTTTGCATCTTTAGCAACTGATGTGGTACCTGTAGGAACTATTAAAGTACCATTTAATGCTGAGCTCATAGCATAAGCACGCGCATCTTCCGGTAAGTTTTGCCACATACTACTAGCAGCACTTTTCATATTATTATAGTTATCTGAACGTGACCAGTCCCAACTTCTTAAACCATCATCTTTATTACCAGCATAAGCCATTTGTTTAGCTGAAGCAGTATCTATTCTACCTTTAATCTCTTTACTAAAATCAAGTGAGTTCATCATCTTTAATGATGGGTCTAATGTATGACTAGGAGCAATGCCACCAGTACCATCAGGAGTAATGCCAGCATCCCATGAGTTACGTTCTTGAAGAGTATTGTAACTATGAAGTTTTACTGCATTACGACCACTAGGTGTTTTACTAAAGTCTAAAGCAAATGGTCTATCCAATTGTAAGAAGTCCTCAGCACTTTGAGCCTTACCTAAATTTGGATTAGTAACAGCTATTTCTTGTCCAATACCTTTTTTATTTATTTCAGTATTTAAACCTTCCCATTGAGATTTAGCAAACTTAGCTTGTTGTTCTGCAACTCCAAATTGTGATTTCTTTTGAAACAAATCTTGCAACTCAGCATCATAAGCAGTTTCATATTGTTTTAGTTTCTCTGGATCAGATTCATTCTTTATCTTTTCAGTATAAATACTTGGAAGCATATTGATACGATTAGTAATTTGATTACGATAATCATATAATGCTTTTGTATGACCAGGTAATAGTTCTTCCATCTTATCATCACTTGCTGCTTTAGGAGTAGAAGTTCTTGCTCTACTGGCTTTATTACCCTCATTAGCTAATAAGATACGTGGGTCAAGAGATATACCGGGACCTGTTTGATTCTGTGCCGCATATCCAACCGGATTAATATTGTTTCCCCATATTGACATTATTTACGTCCTCCCCAAGTTCGTTTATAAAATGATTGTTGACTGGCCTTAGCTTTAGTAAGATTATCATATATTACTTTTCGTCTTACCGGATTATCTTCTGTTGCTAATTGATTCTCTAATGAAGCTACTGTATCATCTTCTATAGATTGATTTTTTACTGCACTAATACTAGCATTATCAATTATTGATTTTAAACCACTTGTAAGGTCATTTTTAATCTGACTGATACCTTGACCTATCACACCCGATTTAAACCTGTCAGCCTCGTTCTGAATAGATGTATTGGCCGCATTACGTTGTGCTAATGATTGTGCATTTATTGCACCAGTCTGATTATCTGTTTGAGCATTGATTTGTGTTTCTTGATTCTTTATCTTACTTATCTCTGATGATATTTGATTAGCACCATAAATACCTTTTGTAGCAAGTGATGGGTCTACTAAACCAAAACGACGATTAGCTTCTCTAGCACCACTCAATTGACTATTCATACTATCAGTCATTGCTTGTTTTTGTTCTGCATCCATAAGAGATACATGTGTTGCTTCAATAGGTGCTTGATAAGGAACAAATGCCGGTTTATAATCACTAGCTCTATTTACTCCTATAAGGTCTGTAGCGATATTTAAAGCAGTATTGACACCAGTAGCTATGTTAGCCCATTTAGATAGTCCATAGATACCTTTCTTATCGCCAGGGACTACAGGTTTAGTAGTATTATTTGCAAGTACTTCCGATGAATTATCAATATATCTTGTATTTGATAATGCATCTAATGGTTTTGAACTTACTGATACCGGTGCCGGAGTTGGTAATGGTAATGCACTAGGAGTTTGTTCTGTTCTCAATGCTAAACGTTGTTCGTCATTCATTAAAGGAACAAGTGGATCAACTTTCTTTTTCAATAACATATTTAGTCCATTATCCATAGTAGTATATGGTGGAGTAAATGATAATTTGGGATTAAATAATTTAGCCATAATATTAAGTTAGTCTTTGATTTATAATTCCTGTACCACCACCTGATGGAACTTGATTAGAAGGATTGACCATTTGATTAATCGACTTCAAACTTTGACTTACACCTTCTTGTGTGTACATCATTCTATTTTGTTCTGATACTTGTTCCGAAGAAGCTAATTGATTTTTTTCACCTACTATTTGATTTTGATAATCTTCTTGATAAGCTAGTTGTCTTTCTTCTTCTTTTTTCTTAGCACTAGCTCCAAATAAACTAGCGATACCACCAATACCAGCAATTATTGCTCCTGGTACTGCACCAATACCTGTAGCAGTTAAAGTGCTACCAAGTGTCATTAAACCAGAACCACCGGCAGACAAAGTGTCGCCAGTGGAATTTCTTTTAGGGGGTTGATAAACGGCCATTACGAATAAGATATTATAAAGTTAGTAATTACATTTTTAAGATAGAAATACTTAGGAATATATGATTTATCAACATTACCTAATAAACGTTTTCCTTTATATACTATCTTTACTTTAATCCATTGCCCACGCATCTGTGATTTTGCTTCAAAGGTATTAAAAGTTTGAGTACTTAATGGTCCAAAATTATTTTTATTAGTTGAAGGAATTATAGGTATATTCCATGCATGTTCTTTATATTCAGGATTAGTCCAAAATTCTGCATTATTAATAAAAGCCTTTTTTTCCGATTCTTGATATTCTGTTTTCCAACTAATATTTTCTATTTCTTCTGGACACATTACCATTAAGTGAGAACGAAATTCTTTTTCAAATGAACTTACATCTTGTTTCTCTGCAGAACCATTAATAATAAATTCAAGTTCAAAATTATTAGGAATAGTATTATTATAAAAATATTGATAATCTCCTTTGTTATGTTCCCAAATAGTAAACCGATTTGCATCTATTCCATTAGAGAATGAAAATAATCTTGAATCAAGTTTCATATAGAAATTTGTATCATAAGAATAGAATCCACTAAAGAAATCAAGTTTTTCATTAAATACTAAAGTAAAGTAATTACCATTACCTAGTTTAAAAGTAAACAGTATTTCTTTGTTCTCTTCATCAAAGACACTTATAATACCTGTTTGTTCTTCTGAATATAAATCTTGTGGAAGTTTAGTAATTATACCTTTAATGAACTTGAAAATATCAGTTACTTGTTTACTAGTTACTAAATCTTCTGCACCAAAAAGAACATTACCACTAGTTGTTGATGCGCCGGCAATTCTCCATATCTTTTCATTATCCCAATCAACACCATAACATCCTTTATCACCACTACAAATACTTTCTTTATGAGTAGTTCCAAAGTCAGCAATTTTCTTTGACTGAGAAGAAAGAACAGTTTTATCACCAAGTACTATCTCAGAACTATCTTGACTCGATTGAAGTTTCGTTGAACCATACAATTGGATAATATTCTTTCTTTGGATAATAAATAAAGTAGAATTGATAGTAACTAATTTTTTTATCTCTCCACCTTCAAAATTAAAGTCTTGATATTGTCCTATTGGTAACTGTCTATACTGATCTACAAAAGCGCCATCAACATGTACATTACTAAAGTAAATTCTATTTGCTGCAGTATTACTTTTCATAGTAAATATCTCATCAAATGGCAATAATGTATATGTTCCTTTTGTTTCATTATATCCACCATTTATCTCCCATGACTCTTTAAAGAATTGATTTGTTTTGTTTCTCCATATAAAATCTTGCACTATGGTATCATAGTTTGCTTCTAAGGCATTTTTAAGTACGTATGGATAGAATGTATCATCTGCACTAGGAACTCTCAAATTTGAGTTGGTAAATGACTGTAGATACATATTAAACGCTATACCACATTGCCATGAACGTTCCCAGTTAGTAATATTTTCAGGAAAGGTATTCCATCGAATACAACGCATAAATGTATTTTGAGAAAACAAATCACCTTTATAAAATTTCTTTGCAACATAATTTTCTTCTGCAAACCACGAATTGTCATTATCTATTATTGAATAATTTTCATCAAGAATATTATATGAATTTTTTATAGAATCAATGTATTCTTGAATTGTAGCATATTTACATATATCAACAATAGCACTATTCAAATTACGATAATCCGGATTATCCGTTGTAAACACAGTTGCTTCTGAATGATACTTTCCAACTTTTGTTGTTGTACAACCAAAATAAGGTGTTGCAGTCATTGATAAGTTAGTCGCTACTACTGGTAATGAATTTGAATCAAGATTATTCTCAAATGGTGAAACAAGACGTGATCCAAATGGCCATTCAATATCAATATTTTCAAAACTTATTATAACTGGACGTACATCTACTTCATTGTCAGTTGTGCTTTTTTTTGTTCTATTAATAAGAATACCGGCATCTTTTAATTGATCTCTAGATTGATCAAAATAATTTTCAATTACTTTTTGTGGTGGATCATTACTACCATCCCATACTTCATCACCAAAAACATCTAAAATACTTTTCATTCTACTTGAAAAACCTGTAGTAGATAATACTTGATTCTCTTGAATAATATTTGCAGTTATCTTTATTGCAATTGGATTTGATATTATATGATAATTGTTTGATATACTTGGTTCAATAAGACGTTCTGATAAATCTTGATAAGCTATTATTGAACTAGTATGTGGTTTATATTTATTTTCTATATTATTATCAGTTACAAGAGGATTAAAACCTTGACCAAGTGCATCAATCTTTACTTTTGGTCGTAAATAATAATCTCCAACAATAACTAATTTTTTATTGAGTAAAAGGTCAGGAGTAAATACACTATATTTATTAGTTTTTAATCCAAGAAAATAATCCCTATGGTCATAATATCTTGCCCACATATCATTTGCAGTTGGATTATTATAATATGTCCATTTTTGACTAGCATCAGTTTCTTGTTCGCGAACTAATATTTCTTCTTTATTCATTACCTGTAACTCAGTAACACCCCATTTAGTAATACTCCATCCTTGAGAATATCTTTCGATTTTAATTACTGGAAATAACTTTCTATCACCACCTAAAAATGGAAAAGCAACATCAATATTATGAGTTCCTAGTTTAGTTGATTGACTAACTTCTCTATCCCCTGCAGTTGTTGGCGATACTCCACGATAACATTCAAAGGTATTTTTAAAACCAACAGCTTCTACCATAGCACAACTATAACCTTGGCATACGACATTCTCTTGTCGGTTACCTTGTACAAAATAAATAGTAGTTATATTGGGAAGTAATGCTTTATTAGTTTGATAATATTCATAAGCAAAGTCACGAATAAATTCTACACCCATAAGTTTAAAATGAAGTTGTTTTAAATCATCAGCATTTGTACTATGACTTATTACTCCTTTTCTTGGAAACTTATAAAGACCATTATAGTTATCAATCGTTTTAAGTGTGTCTGCGGGACTTTCATTGAAGTACTGATGTCTATTATCAATATAGGTACGAAAGTCTGTATAATTCATGTCTGGTATTGTTCCATTGGCATTAGTAAGTGTTACTCCTTCATACCAACCACAAACAGGAAATACTGGTGTTTTATATTGACCATCAATTAAAAATGAAACACCCATAGGATAGATTTCATCTTCCATATATTCAAAGTCTTTTGAATCTTGGTCATAGACTTTATCAATATTATTTTCATTTTTAATAACAGCATGAGGAATAATAAGAGAAGCCATTTCTTTAAGCATATTATAATCAATAGCGCGACCTTTCCAATTAGCACCATAATATCTATCTTCATGTTGTACCTCAGTTTCCGCAATATCAAAAGCCATATTATCTTTAAAGAGTTCTTCAAATGTAATATCTTGAACTCCATTATTACCATTGAATATAATATTGACCGAACCATTTATAATCTTTGTAGACTTAGTAATAAGTTGCATTGACTTACTCAAAGTATCTGAGGTTCCATAATAATGGACAAAACCGACAGAAACCTTTTTATAGTTTGAGTCGGTATTTGTAATCTGTAATTGTACTTGTTTTGATACTCTTTGTTCACCAGTGTTCAATACTCCTGAAGAACTATTAAACTCTTTCGAACCACTATGAATATAAAATGGACCAACTTCTTTTATGAATGGTGTTGTATTTAATGATTCATCTTCATAACGAATATAGAAAAAATAAGTACCTGGTTTAATTGAACCATTGTCTTTTACTTGTCCTTGAACATCCGGAACTTTAGTAATACTTTTTTGATGAACAAACAATACAATATCATCAAGATTAGTATATGAACGAAGTGTTTTTTTACCATCTTGGTCAATACCGGTATTGATAATAATATTCTTATTAAGTCCATCACAGATATATAAATCAACAGAACCATCATAACTATTTTTAGCAATCATTTCAAGTAATTTTCCTTTTGTAAAACCAAGTACTGATTGATTAATAGAAAGTCTATCATTTGGCCCATTAGGAATAATAAGAAGTGTTTCTTCTACCCATATAGTACCATTACTTCCTTTGAATGAATAAAAATTTATTTTTTCATTATCGAAATCATGAGTTACAATATAAATGATGCCATTGAATGATACACATCCAATAGGAACTTCATTAGTACCAAAAGAAGCAATGTTTTTTGTACCACGGATATTGGTAATAGTAAACCCATGATCGTCCTTAGAAACAATACTTCCATTAAGCATATAGGTATAACTATTCTGTGGCATCAACGTATTATCAATACCTCTTTTCATACCACCTAGAAATGTATTATTATGTTGCATGGTAATGTCTTTTTGTAATGAATTTATATTCCGGACTAATAATGAAATTATGAATCTCTTCTATATCATTGTTTGATAAATCACCCCAGCTAACATATGCAGCCTGTATTTCATAATCAGAATCCTGACATATCTGTAGCCATCTCCATTGAGCAATACGAGGTGGAATAATACTAGCATCCTCTTCATGCATCTTCTTAATACAATAAGCATAACATGCTGTTTCATATCCACGTTTTACAAGTGGAAAACCAACTTCATCAACCGGCAATGAATAGTAATCAATAAAACACTTCTGAGGGGTCTTAGTAGTACTAAACTGTACATACTGTCCTTGATAAGTACTATGTTTTATCTTCTGACCGGATTCATCAAAAACATTTTCTAATTTGAATACATCAGGTGGAACCAATGCACGATTAGAACGAATGACTAATGTAGGATCATCAACAGAAGTAGGTTCTCCAATTTGAACTTTCTTATTCAAAATTAATCCTACTGGATCAGTAAGATATTCTGAAACAACTTCACTACACCATCGCATTATTTGTATCTTACTTATCTGAGTCCCTTTTATTGGAAACGCAGACAACAACCGAACATATATTTCGGCTGCTGTAAAGAATTTATTATTCGGATTCATCTTTATTAGATTTTAATTCTATATTTTGATAAGCAAAAACTCCATGTACATTCCTTGCTGTCTTTACATACAACTCATTTGGTCTATACTCTTTATTGCTATCCTCTACTACCTCTTTCAGTTTCTGGTAGTACTCTTCGTCGTGTGCTGTCGAACGCTTATTCATAATTATTGCATTGGTTGTTCTGTTACAGAAGTTGCTGTCTGTGGTGTTGCTTGTGATTGTCCTTGTGACTGTAGTTGATCAGTAGCTTGTTGAATCAACTGTTGTGCCTGTGCTTGTGGAATACCACCCTGTATTAGTTTAGCAAGAATATCTTCCGGCTTAGCACCTTGTTGTAACATTTTGATAATTTCTTGTATCATTTGAGCAGTTTGTTCTTCTGACATCTGTGTACTGGCCGGAGCCGATGTTTTAGCAGGAACAGATGATTTACCTTGTGCTTGTTGCACTTGTTCTTTAGTATAACCTTTAGAAGGTGTCGTTGTCTTAGCAGTACTTGCTGCAGCATACTTTGTTTTGTCAATTGTTGCCATGATTAAAATTTTATATTATTATCTTCTAATGAATGTAATTTATTTTTATAAAACTTCCCAAATGATACATAAGGGAAACCATATCTTATCTTATCCGGAGAAAAAAAATAATCGCAATTAATACGAGTATAAAATCCTTTTCTCTTTGAACGTTCTTTGTCTTTCTGACGACCTTGGTATTTAGTACTTGATGTCAATGTCATCAAACTTAATAACCCAACTTTATTTATTTTTATAGTATTTCCTTTAAAGAGTTCTTCTACTATTATAGAAACATATGCAAAGAACACTTTATAGGCCATACCTCTTATAATTTGGCTTTTCGGATGCGTATTGGTAGAAAAGGTCACATGAGATAAACGAGGTCTAAAAAGGGTATCTATGTAAGCCGTTTTGCGTACGCCAAACTTATTGTTTTCATTAACCACATCATGATAATCAAATTCCTCTTTCCTAAACTCTTTTACCTTTTTATTAATCCGAGTCTTCTTTGAAAATACTTCCATTTATATCTTTATGAGGATTTATACCATCACGGAACTGAGCCGAGTAATTCTCTTTCATATCAATACCAAAATACTTTTCAACCGGTTCAAAATATTCTGTTGTCTTATCCGAATGAGTACGATACTGATACTCTCCAAATGGTATATTCTGTTCTCTAGTAAATCGTGGCGTCTCAATAGCTTTATCATCTGGAATGATATAATCAATATTATTATAAGTAATAATAAAACCTTTAATATCATTTTGAATAAAATTATATACATTATTTTCATCATTATTATATGCTATAACTGCTCCTTCTATTCCAGCAAAATTACTACTAATTAAATCACCATTACGATAATGTTTTGTTGCAAGATTTTGTTGTAACCATACTTGATTACCTATTTTAATAGTATTGTATATATTACCATCTATATCTGTAACTGAACCTTCATTTATTTCATTATCTTTTATGCATCGAATACTAAAACCTATATCTAAATAACTAGTTTGGTTATGTCCAAAAACATCAGCATCTAATTGTACGCCACTAAAAAGTGCAAGATTAGTAGAATATCGAGAAGTAGACCACCATGAAGCATTTCCACGCATATTATAAGAACCACTAACAGTATCATATTGGCCACCTGGTAATGCAGTAAACCCACTTTCATTAGTAGTATTTGGGTCTTGCCATAACCAATGTTCATCTCCAAGTTCCTTTACTTTAGCACCCGCAACATATGTTCCTCCTAAATAATCAACTAAATTACCCCATTCAGCAATAGTTGGAATATGATATCCTTCTGGTGCAATTCCTCTATCATCTATGGCAGCATACCAATTATAAAGTCTACCATATTTAATAGTTTTTGTTGTTTCAGGAACTTTATGATAATCTTTCCATGAAACACCTTCATAGAATAATTCACCGTCAACTTCTACTTGTTCTGTTATAACTAAATACATAATTATTGTCCTCCATTATCTTGTTGTTGCTGTTGTTGTGGTTGCTTTACTGGAACATTCTTTGTCTCATCAACACCATTATTTGCAAAGTCTACCGGCATACCTAATTTTGCAGCAATATGTTGAAAAGTAATTATCTCTAACTGCCTTTCATTATTCTCTCCAATAGGATATGCTGTTGTTTGATAGAAGTAACCTATAAGTGTATTTGGTTGCTCAAAAATAGCATGTATCTCTACAGGTCCTACTGCAGTAGTATTTAATTGAAGATAAGCACCTACATCAGCAAATGCTATTTGACTACCACCAAATCGATGATATTCATAACTTGCCAATTCTTCAAAAGAACAATAATGATACTGTGGTTTATTAGTACCATCCGGGCCAAAGTATCTTATATTACGTTTACCAATACCCTGCATCAATTTACAAGGTAAAGTCAATTTCTTATAATGTGCATCAAAATCAGTAGTTATACCAAAAGTAATTTGAAAGAATGCCGTCAATGGTTCTCCGGAAACATATAACGCACGTATAAGCGTAGCCCGGGAGAAGTTTATCATATCAATAATCCATTCATCATGCAATATCTGATCATCGGTAAGATGTGGTTTTAATTGAAGTTTTAAACTCTCAACTATCTTTTCTAATGTTACCATATTTCTAGTATTAAAAAAGGGTAAGTAGACATATCCTACCTACCCTTCTTGGATTTAATTGAAAGTTATTTATTAAGGCGCTGTTTCCAATGCCACAACTCTTGCAGTAAGACTATCCAATGGATTTACATTCAATGCAACATATCCATTAAAAGCAGTATCAGGAGCAGCAACAACATCTGCCATAGATGGTACAACACCAGCATTAGCAACAGCAATAGCAGCAAACAAATTATCATCTACTAAGGCCAATGGCATATAGAAATTATAAACCTGTTCTCTATCAGCAAATGCACTAGCAGAAACATTTTCATATCCTTCTGTTTTTGCAACAATAGTAAAACAACAATAATCAACTCCCTCAGTAGGCATAACAACACGTTGTCCTGCATTTTCTTCCTTAATCATAAAGATACGACTCAATTGATCATTTGTCAATGTATCTTTCTTAGGAGCAGTTGTAAGTACTTGTGTGAAGTTATCATCGAAAATACGAACAGTAACCGGTTGTCCTTTTTCTTTTGCAGTAAGAACAAGTGCAGAAGTACCAGCAGCACCCGTACGAGTAGCTACTACACAAGCACCACTGTTTACAGCATTTGAAGTTCTCATTACATCTGCATTGATTGCATCAACAAGACCATCAACAACAGATTGTTTATCCGCAGTCAAAGTAGCCGTATTGGTCAACTTATAACTATAAGTATGACTTACTGGGAACTGATGATTTCCGGAACCATCATACAATGGTTGACGTGTAACCTCAATTTCAAATAATCGTTGATCACCGGTAGTCTTAGCAACGAATGCAGGGGTAAGAGTTATCACTGCAGCAGTACCAACAGCAGATGTTTTCTTTATAATACTTGTCTTACCATTAAACGGAATATCAATTCCATATTTTTTACATACAAGATGTTTGATACCAGTAGTCACATTACCTTCGTAATACATTCCAAAGTCTTTCGGACCAATGGTATTAAATAGGTAGTCTTGTCCACCTCTTATTAAATTACTCATGATTTTTATTTATTAATGTTTGAATTTTAATTCATTATTGAAAGTAGGATATCGACTATCTTGTATGCCCTCTAAATACATGCGAGAAGCAACTGTAACGATTTCAGAACATACCTCTTTGTCAAATATACTTTCACTTGAATTAGTAGTATCCATTTCCGATATAACCGGAGGATTGATAACGTAATTCATCCTAAGTTTTGGATAACCAGTACCACTTGTTGAATAGGGCGCGTAAATAAATACTTTTTTTACAACAGCCCCATTCACTTCAAGGTTTTGTAAATTGTAATAACAATTAGTTGGTGTTGGCTTACTATAAATGCCATTTAAAATAGTAGTCTGCTCATTTAATGAAAGAGGATTACATTTACCTTCATTATTTGGAACAACCTCTATTACCAACTTTGTTATCAATCTACAATCTTTTGGTAAATCAATTGTAAATGTTTTATACCTATAAACATCCCATTCTTCCAACCATACTCCAACAACTAAATAAGGACCAACAGTAATAGGCAAAAGCTGTATTGCAAACTTCTTGTTTGTATCAAAGTTATCAATCTTGTTTGAAATAACTTCTTCTGTTGCTAAATTTAGAATAGTTGAAAATTCAAGTGGTAGAACAGTGCCTACACGTGACTTCCTAACAATAGTCAGAAAATCTTTATACATATCTACAATTAATACCGGCATAATACTATTTGTTACCTTCTGATTTGTCCAACATATCTTTCAATGGGACATACAGATTATTGTTTTTGTTATCGAAAATAAAAGCAGCAGCTTCTTTTTCATCTGCACCAAGAGTTACTTTGTCATACATGATATATCCATTAGCAACCGCGCGTTGTATCATCTTCTTTGAAAGAAGTTTTTTGATGAATACAATTTGTTGATTAGCATCAAGATTTTCAAGATATGAAAGAACTTCTCCCGGACGTGATTCAACTAATTCAAATACTCTGGCCTCAGCAATTTTCGTTGATAGATTAGTAGCATTCTCTCCAAAATAGAATAATAAATTATTCATATCTGAAAGAGCCAAGTCAAGTACTTTCGCACCGGCTTTTGCTTTTGTTCTTGAATCAACAATAGTTTTTTCTGCTTCTGCTTCGAAATTCTGAATATAGAATAAATGTTTACCTACTACTACTTCTTTACGGCTATGTGCTATCTCCGGCATTTCAAGAGCAAGATTATAAAGTGCTAAATCTCTTGTTGGAAGATATTTTCCGTTTGTCTTTATTAAAACAAGTGTTTGGTTATGAACAATAGGATAATTCTCATCTTCTTTAATTATCAATTCTTGTCTTAATAATTCAGTTGGACTCAAATCTTGTTGCCCTGTCAATAACTTTTTTGATACATTATCAGTAATAGGAGTCATTAAAAATGGTTTTTCCTTATACTTCTTATTGATCGCGTAGATTTTTATTTCTTCGCGTTCTTCACCTGTTTCGTCTTTGGTTGTCTTAGCCATTATCTATAATTTTTAAAAAGAATGAATTAATATTTTACTGGACGATAAAGTTCAGCAATACCATTTACATCAAGTAAAGCTGCACCGGTTTCCCATAGGATGTGGTGGTGTTTACCATCTACTGAGTTGGCCATGTCGCCACCTTTATTGATACCGTTTACTTCACCTTCTAACCAACCACGTTTACCAAGTTGCAATAACTCAATTGCTGGTTGATTGATTTCAACATCTCCCAATGATACAAAGATAGCATTATGAGAACTATTACGGGTTCCATCAGCACCATAGGTAGTTGCACGCATTGGACTATCAAACCAAGGCACTACAGTAGGGATCATTTTTACTCCACCAAATTCGTAATACTCGTAATCAAGATTGATACCTTTCTTTCCATTACCACCCATCTCAACTGTTTTAGGGTCGATACCAGCCTGATCTCTCATTAGCTTAGCGAAACCCTTGTAAAACTGCATACCACAGATTACAGCTACCTCTTTACCCCATGAAGAAGAATAGATAGAAATATTTTCCATGATATTATCAATGACACGAGTCGACATAACATTGTATGGTAATCTCCAAGCACCATCACCTTGGTTCAAAATACCATCACCGGCCATTACTTCGAATCCTTCATTTGTTTTTAATAGAACTTTATCATCTGCAGTAACAGTTGATTTTCCATTCAACAATTGTTTTTCACGATATGTAGCAGCACGTTCAAGCATTTGAATTTGTGCATGGTCAGCCCACATAGAAACACCGTTATGTTCCATCCAAATAGCACTAGGACGATATTCATCAGCAGTACCAGAGATAGACCATTTCAAACGTTGAATAGTCATGTGAGTATATGCCTTTTCATCAAAGGTATATTTTTCGTAAGCTGTTTCTGACATTTCTTCAAATGAAGTATGAGAAATACTTACTTCTTGGCCTATTGCAAGCAAATTTGGATTTACAAAATCACCTGACACATTAGTCATGATTTTTACACGATAATGGAAAATTCCGGCATCAATTTCTTGTGGAAGTGTAGAGTCGGAAACGTGTACGTAAGTTTGATTATCGGCAAGTTCAAGAACATCTTTTGGAGAGAACCAGTTAGTATCAAGATACAAGTCAATCCATGTTTGATTACGACCCGGTTCATTAGGGAATGCATCACATTTGAATGCAGCAATAACGCGAGCTTTACGGTCTGGATAACCTTTGACGTTCCACATTACTTTACGGTTACCAACGATTTTGTATTTTCCTGATTTTGGATTCAAAGGATCAGCAAGTTTACCCGAAAACATATTACGTCCGGCAAGTAACGAACTAAAGGCAGTAGAACTTTTAGAAAATAAAGTAGTTACTTGAGCAAGCATATGTGGACTTGCAATCAAGTATTGTGACATGTGTTTTGATGTCGGAGTTTGATTAGCGAACTCTTGTGGTGCGCCAGGTAAAATTCTCATGATGAATTTGATTAATAGAGTTGATTATTATTCTGGTTGTTCAAGCAATTTGACTTCTGACTCAAAGTCTAATGATTGACCAGTCTTTCGAGCGCTAACACCAGCAAAATTAGGAGTAATACTTAATGACTTAAGTAATGCTTCTTTTCCACCTTCACGCCCCTTAGTAATTGTTTCTATTACTTTTTCTTCTCCAAACTTAGCAACCATTACAAACATTTTGTATAATGTCATATTGTCTGACAATATTTCATCTATTAAACGTTCACCGGTTTCTTTATTTGGAACAACAACTCTCTCAAATTCTGCTAAAAACTGATTATGGGTTTCTTGATTGACAGGAATACCATAAATAGAATCAACTTTTGAAAGACTTTCTTTAAGGGTATTCAATTCGCCTTTTGTTTCAGCCAACATTTGATTGTACTGAGTTTCATAAGTAGCAGATTGACTTTTCTTATATTCTTTTACAAGATTATCATTGTAGTTCTTGATATTTTCATCAATTACTAAAGCAGCATCTTGCTTTTGTATTTTAGTCATTCGACCAATCTCTTGTACAATATCATCATCAGTCAAACCACTTGGATTTTTTTCTGAATCATAAACACCATAACGAGTTTTTAAATCAAATGCAATTTTTTCATCAACAGTAAATTTACTTGCATCAACATACTGTTCTGATACATTTGTTACTAAATCATTAATCGTAAGATTAGGATTAGTAGCAGTCATATCTTGTATCTGTTGTGCTAATGGATGAAGAACCGGTTTCTCTAAACCAAATTTCTGTGCAATAAATGGACGAAGTAAATCATTCTCTGTTTCGGCAGTAATCTTTTCAGGCATTTTAAAGCCTTCTAAATCTTTAAATGAATCCCACAAAGGAGAAGGAGTGTAAACTGTCTCTACGGTATCTTCTGTTGTTTCCTCGGCAGTCTTTTCCACTTTCATAGGTTCATCATATGTACCAGCAGGTGCTTCTAACCTTTGAAGTTCTTCAGCAGAAAAGCCACCAGAGGTATCTTGACCTTCGGTAGCTTCTTGCATTTTAAAAAATAATGGCTTATACATTGATTAAATTATTAAAGTTAGTATCAACACCTAAAAGATATGAATCACTTACTACTAAAGCAAGAGCTCCTTTTACAATGATTTGGTTTGCAGCATTAGCCATTGATGGATTATAATAAACAATATCACTAGCTTTAAATTGACTACTTCCACTTTCCATTACAACAGCTAAATGTGGATGAACACCTTTAAATCTTTCTAAAGTTGGTTTCTCATTATTTACAATGATGATCTTTTCGGCAAATGGAACTGTAATAGGGCAAAGAAGAATATCACCACTATTATTTATTGTTCTACACTTGAAACCAGTTTGACCCGGATCACATACTTCAATAAGACTTAGATAACTTTTAATCCCATTGTTCTTAGATTGAATTTCCTCAATCGCTTTTTCTAATCTGTCTTTAAACATAAGTGTTTGATTTGATTAATAATATGATGCAAATATATGAATAATTTAATTACTATGAGTCTTTTAAATTTACTTTATTCCTCATGTTTTTTTCATGGTCAACAGTAGTCTTTCGAATTGATTGTAATTCACCAGTCTTTAATTGTGCTTCTGAAAGTATCGCATTCATCTTAATTTCAAACTGTTTCATCATTTCTTGTACTCTATTAGCACGTCCTTCTTCTTGTAAATAGGCAGATTCAATTTCATTATTTGCCATTATTTTAAAGTTTTCAGTTTTCTCTTTAACAACAAGTTCTCGTTCTTTAAACTCTGATTCCCATTCATAACGTTTTTCATCAAGTTGTAAACGTGCTTTATCAATTTCTCTTGAAGCTAAATCAAATTCATCTTTTGTTTTCAAAAGTTGCATATCAATCTGAGCTTGTAAATTCATTGTTTTTTGTTTAGCTTCTTCTTTGGCAGTTTCGGTAGCAACATTATTTTGTTGTCTGATTGCTTCGGCCTCTTTTGACATCTGAATAAGTTTGTTTTCCATTTCAGTCAAATCATCAATCTTAAACATACTCACTACAGAAGTAAAAGGAAGTTCAGCGCGACCCCATGATTGCATTGCTGCAGTACGTAAATCTTCAAGACGTGATTCCTCTTTTACATTATTGGAAGAATAGATTCTAAAATCTGAACCATTCAATGAACCTTTTGGTATTTGAATAAGAACTTCTTCCAGGTCCTTATCAAGAAAGTTTAATACTTTACCATCTTTCCATGTATAACGTATTTTCAAGTTTAGAAATAATTCAATTGCTTTATCAAAAACTGTATCATTTTCTGAGAACTGTATTTCAGTAATAAGAGAAGATTGTTCTCGCGACATGTTTACATTACTTACTGGATCAGAAGAAACAAATTGACCAAGTGAAGCATCAGTAATACCAATAAGTTTACCTATTAATGAATCAATGCCATTAAGGACATTATCAATAAAAGCAATACTCTGAGTAATCGTATCATCATAGTTTTGAAATTGATTATATGAAGCCGGTGTTTTACGACCTTTCTTCATTGTCTCAATCCACATAGTTCCAAGTTTACGATAGTACATCCATTTACCGGCAGTCATATTATCCGGTTTCTGACTCTTATCCATTATCATACCTTTTACTCCGGATAAAGCAATAGTAAGTTCTTTCTTATAATTTACAATATCATAAAGTTCTATTAATTCGCGAACTCTCCATATAAGAGAATATGGTTTTTCAGACGCTGTATTGAACGATCTTGCAACAAGTGGGAGTGTAGGTAGTCCGGGCATATCAATTGGTCTAAAAACATTGTCCTGTTTACCCATGTTGATATGAATAACATTTCCAATAACAACCATATGATAAATATCATAAATGACAACACGATTACGTATTTCATCTTTTTTTAGTTTAGCATCTTTTGTTGTAAGATGTACAAAATATTCATCTTCACGATATTTGTTTGGTGTCTTTTTCCAAAATATTTCACGTGGTGCCAAAAACCATATACGTGATACTTCAATAGCATTGTGTTGGTCATTGAAGTTTTCACTGTTATCAAAGTATGCAGTATTACCAACATAATTTTTTATTGTAGCACTATCACCTATTGAATAAGCAGAGATAATTTGTTCTTCTGATTTAGATAATTCAAATTCAGAAAATATCTGACTTTTATTCATATACTCTTTGGTAAAACACCATTCACTATTCTGAGTCCAACGATTACTTCCACCTTTAGAATAACATGCAGTATTTGCATCTACTTGTTTAAAAACAATATCTTTTGTTCTTGGATTATAATAAGTAATATATGTTGGTTTACCAGTTACAATTTTTTCACGAAGCCCTACATTCCAATGCTGTTTTAAATCCTCTGTTTGAATAGCAGATTTTAATGCGGCATTGGCAACCTGTTGCATTATTTCAACATCAGTATTCAATAAGAAATAATCAATACGTTTTTGCATTTCATTATTGTCTAATGAAACACGTGAAAGATTTCGAATAAGTTTCTGCATCTCTAATTGAATCATTGGCATATTCTTTTTCAGTTCTTCCATCTGAGTTTGTGCTTGTTCATTATCCGGTTGGACTTCTAACTGTTTCTGCATATCACTCATTTTATCTTGTACTTGTTGAATCTGTTGTTGAACAATTGCATCACGTTCTTTATACATCTCCAATTTCGCATTTAGACTAGCCTTAATGCGATTTTCATACTTCAATTGAAGAGTACGTTCATCCATAGCAATTGCTTTGCTTTTAAACGACCTACGTGCTTGTTTAGATTCAAGTATATTCAACTTACTTCTTACAATCTCATTACCTATATTTCTGAACTTAGCCGGATAAGTAAAACCTTCAACTTTTGTCAAGTATTCAAATTTTGTATTATCAATAATACCATGATAAATATTCCAACATTTTCTGTCTTTTATATTATCATCATGGAAATCAGAAGAACCAGATGATAAAATATACCTTGCTACTTCTTTGAAATAGTTATCATCTTTATTTTCACTATTAATTAATTTTTCTGGAAACATAGTATTTATTTTAAGAAGCAAATTTAATTCCTTGATTATTCTCTGATACATAACCACCATATGTATCTTCTTCTAGTTCTTCTCCTTCTGAATAAGCAGCGAACTCTTGTGTCTCTAATGCACTTGCAATATTTAAAGCACTTGCTATAGTAATATCACAATTGTATTTTGGTGATTTTTTAAATTTTGCAAAAGCTTCGATTTGTCGTATATCATACATCTTATCGATAATAGCAAAATCATCTTGTTTCATCTTATCTCTCCATATATTTAAAGCATGAGGGATAAATGATTGTTCTACTCCATAACGTTGTGCGGCCTTACCATCTTGTACATATTGACTAATTACCATTTGTGGACGTTCTTGCAATAAAAACTCACAACCGGCCCGTTTATAATAATCAAATATCAATACATTTGAATACTCAATAAGATTTTCACTTTCGCCATATAGATAACAGAGTTTTACTGTATCCTCATAGAACTGATAATTTCCACCTTCATCTTCTGTTGGTCGTTCCGTTACTCTAGCAACCCAATGGTCAAAAGTATGATGTGAATCAATAGCACCTTTCCAAATTGAACAACTACCTAATGAGAATGATGTTTCACTCTCTACCTTATCATAACTGTCCGTAGCGGCACTATAAAGATTTTTCCATACTTTCCCATACCCATCAACTTCCGGTGCCTGTATGATAAGAAAACGACCTAATTCATCTGGAACAAGTTCAACTCCTTTACCCCAATCAAATGGATCAATCCAATTAATCTCTGCATTGTAAGCAATCTGTTGTTCTCGGTGTGTAAGTAAATAACGTTTTCTATCATTCAATTTTTGATTAGCTGTTTCTCCAAGGAAACCACCAGTGGCTACCATGAACATCTGAGATAAATAAAGTGGTTTAGCTGTAAGAGCAATGTATCGTTCAGAAGAGTTTTTACTTGATAATTCTTTTTGAATAGAAACAATACTTTCTTCTATTAAACTATTACCATCTTCATCAATTATTTCAAATTCATAAGCTGGAACAAAAGCCGCGACTTTACCAGTTGAAGAGATTTCATCTTCTTCCCATATATTGTCAAACTCGAGCAAATCAAATTTAGCCGGATTATATGCCATTTCTTCGACATCAGCAACAGACTCATCCATATCACCACCAGTTCCAATATACATTTGATAACCGGTCTTATCACCTTCAGCAAGTAAAGATGGTTTAACGAACTCTGCTGTTTGCTTAAGAGTATCTTTTTTCCATTTACCAATTTCTTCATAAAGAATCCAAAAAGGAGTAAGACCTGATACAGCTTGTGTATTATCTTTTGCAGTAATACAATAAACTTCACTACCAAAACCAAGCATAAGAGTTCTTTTCTCTCCGGTTTCTTCATTGACTACCTCTTCACGATAAGAAGACTTAATATAGTCACTTCTGTTTGGTGATCTACGTTTATAAAACTCACTATCTCCAAGCCAATCAAGTCCGCGAACAACATTAGTCATTGTATGCTCAGCATAGTTTCCTTGGCCGGCAACAATTACGTTTTGAGAACCAGGGATAAAAATAAAATTATAACCGATATTACTTGCTGCATATTCAGAGAATCCTTTCTGTCTTGACTTAGGAAATAACAAATCTTTTGCATTTAAAAACATAAGTTCTATACACATGAATTTGAAATAATCTAAAGAAGTAAATTTAGGATGACGTTTATCCTTTCTTTTTACATTATCCAATTTTGCAAGAATAACCCAAAAATTCAAATAGAAATACATTCTACCGGGAATCCAAATATCATGACCACGTTTTGTTGCATTAGGAACAATATATCCTTTTATACAACGACGATATTGCTCATGCCACCATGCTTGATAGTTTGGACTATCTTTATCAGGTTGCATTTCATCTTTATTATAGATAACTGGACTGAAACGCTTAGTATCTTTAAAATCTCTTGTTAGACACATATTATCAATGTCCGGAACAAGTGTTCTATCCATTGATAATACATCATCTAAATATGTAAGTTTAATATCAGCCATAAATTATTTTGCTATAAAATATCCTCCAATTGCACCGGCGCCCAAATAGAACCAAATATTATTTTTACTCCACCAACCAGTTGAACGTTTTAATGCAGTAGTCAAATCTTTCTTTTCTTTTTGTAATATAAGATTTTCATTTTTACATTGTTCTGTTTCCTCTGTTTGTAAGAAGTATTTTTTAGTAGCATCAGTCAAACTAAGTTCAGTACTAATTAATTTCTTTTCAGTAGTTTTTATAATAGTATCTTTCTGCTGCAGTGATATATTTTTCAATACTAAAAGACTATCACAATTCGCTAAAGTATGCTTTGTAGTATCTGTATTATAATCATTTTCAAACTTACTTATCTTTTTTGATAAAACTACATTTTTATCTTTATAATTAGAAAGCGTTTTACTTGATTCTAAACGATCCTTTTTTCGTAAAGCATTGATACTATCAATCGACTTAATTGATTGCTTACGATAGTTACTAGAAGCTGTATTAAAGCCATCACGATATGCAGATGATACATCTTGTTTTGTAATCAATGTTTTTGCCTGTTTTGATTGACATGATTTTACCACACCACCAATAAACAGTAAAAGCACGATAGTTATTATCGCGCTTATTACCAAGTTTTTCTTTATAAATTGTATCATACTTCTCTAGTCCCTCCGGTGACATCACTATCTTTATCAAAGAACTTACCAATACCAAGAATGATAGGAGTAGAGATTACTAAATATTGACCAGTGTCAGTAATAGTAATTGTTTTTAGATAGACTAAAAATAAACATATAAACACATTTACTAAACAGACAATTCCGAATAGTGATGTTTTCCATGATTTGCGTTTGTAAGAAGTTCTTGTTTTCATAATAATTAATATCAAATTGTTTTATAATTAAACTAATATAGAAGTACCATCAATCCAAATAGTGCCTGTGTCATAATGTCCTTCACCTACAGCACCTATAAGCATCGCCTTGGTACCTATTTCAGAAGATAAATTATAACATCCTTGTAAGTCTGTTCCACAAATGTTAGCAGACCTAAGGTCGGTATTATTTAGATTACAGTTTTTCATTAAAACATTAGTTAGATTAGCAGAAACGAAGTTAACATAAGATAGATCACTATCCATAAATTGACTTCTTTCAAATGATGCGTTTGGAGCAAACATACCTCGTAGATATGAACCTGTAAAATCACATTCTTGAACAACAGCGTTTGAAAAATTAGTCTCAGCAAACTTAGAAAACTTGAAACTACATCTCTCAATATAGGAATAAGACATTTCAGCTCCTGATAAATCTCCGGATTGTAAATCACAATCTCTCATTATTAGGAATCTCATATAAGACCCTATTAATTTTACTCCTATTAGATTATGATTGACAATATTAGGTGCAATAGGAACATATTCTTGACCAACTCTTTTATAAAGCATTCGATTACGACCATCAACATTTCGGTCTCCACCACATTGAATTACATTAAAAGGTCCTAATTGTCTGTCCCATGGAATTGTCAACATTTCTTCATAATCTGCTACCGTGAAATAAGCCTCATCTAATCCTCCAAAATATACACTATTCAAATTAAGAGGTAAAGGAAACTTTAATTTAAACTCTTGTCCTCTGTATGCATTAAATGCTATACCCATAAACATCTTATCCATAGGATTACGTATAGTAAATCCTTCATCATAGTTCTCACATATATTACGTAATCCCATTGGATACCAATCTATATCTTCTTTAAAATTTATATAAACATAAGCAGGCCATAGAATCTCACCTTTCCATAAATTCCAATTTATAGTTTTTGAATGATTATAAAAATTTATGATAATTGGGTTTTCAGCAGTTGCTTCACTACATAATTCTAATTTATCGATAAGATATTCTCCCGGTTTCATATCTATAACATTGCTTGTGCCCCCACTACTGGAGGCATCAACAAAAAAACTACATGTCGCTGTTTCATATGCTGATAAATCACTATAATAATTTCCATTTATATCTTGAAATTCTGTTGGCATTAATCCATCTGCATAATTTCCATTACCTTCTTCTTTTACAATAGTAATTGCTCCTGTAATTGAATTGGTAATTTCAACACAAGAACCTGATGGTATTCCAGTATTGTCGCCAATAACCCATTTCCCATTTTGTTTTTTATAGAATTTCATGACATTTTAATTTATTGTGTAAATACAACATTAGGGAATGAACTTAATCACTCCCTAATAGATAATAATTGTTAGCAAGATTTCTTACTTGACATCGGTTTCTTCTTTCCAGAAGAAGATGGTTTTTGCTTTGTTGCAGCCATAATGATTAGTTTTAAAGATTAGTAATTATAGTTTTAAATTGTTTACTCGATTAATCCATCCCTTTTTAAATTTTGCATTTTTGCCAATACCTATATTAGTGTAAAATGCTATACGAGCATTCTTATAAGCATTGAGATAATTTCCAGAATTTACTTTTTGAAGAGTTTGATTACCAAAAATTCCATCAGTTAAAACTCCTATAACTGATTGAAGAACTTCTATTGCTCTATGGACACCAGAGGTAACTGCAAAATCAAAAACATGTAAAGCTAAAAATTCATCTTTGATTAAATCTATCTTGCAAGGATCACAATACAGTTTTTTATAAATTGCAATTGCCTGTACTTCGGTTAGATTTTTAATATCAAGATGTGGAAATGCTTTTTTAGAAATTCCATATTTTGTTTCTCCACCGGAATCATCAGGATCATTAGTGTATTTACTTCCACCCTCTGCAAAAAGTATTTTAGGTATAAATTTATTTGCTCGTTCCATAATTATTCTTGTTTGTTTTCAATATCTAAAGCACGCATTTTAATTGCTACTGGACAATCATCTGTATTGTCTTTATTGTGTTTACAACTCTTATTAGAACTTACAATCATTCTATATGCTGATATAAGTCTTTGTGAACGATTATCTTTTTTTAGAAGTTTTTCAACATCTTGTTCAAGAGTTTCAATTTTTTTCTCAGCTTCTAATTTCCATTTAAGAAGAAGATTTAATGAAGTTTCCCAAGATTGATTTTCTTTGATAATAGCATTACTTTTTCGAATGCTAATAGAAGATGGTGAGAAATATGATACAATACTCATAACTCCACCAACTGCACCAAGTGTTCCGCCAGTGCCAATTAAGGCAATTAAAATATTATCCATCGTTTTCTTTTTATGTAAGTTTCGTCAATTTTTTTTGATTCCTCTAGCAGTCGTATTAAATGATCTATTTCATTAGCTGTCATATTATCACAAACTCCATTATCTATTGCTTTTATCACCCTTTTAAAGAGTCGTATGATTGTTTTTTTTAGTGTAGCATCCATAGTAAAAATATAGAAATATTGATAAACTCAAAGATAATAATAAAACAGCACTTAAACAGAAAAATGGATATGGCAATTTTATATTAACCTTATACAAATCTACTAATATTAAAACAAAAATATCCATGTAGATTAATACTCTATGCCATGAGCAAAATCTAAATGTATAAGATAATGCTAGCATGCCAATATGAAATAAATAGCAATGACAAATTATAGTTGTATGTGAAGTATACGCTGTATAATCAATAAATCCAAAAGCTTCCCCTGTCATACCTATAGCTAAATATACTGTAAGTATAACAGGGAATAACTTTACGAAGTAAAGAGATACATATCTTGATATATGTTCAAGATTCATAATTCTTATTTGCTAGGTGGAAATGTTGCACCACCCGAATCCGGACTTTTTGGATCATCAATTGAACCATTGTTTTCTTTTTTAGTTTTCATTTGTTTCCAATTATTTGGTTGTGAAAAAAATTTAAGAGTAATTAAAGAGTTCATAGGTATTCCTTTTGTAGAACGAACTATTGATTCTTTAATCTCTACTAATGAAATTTTACGTTCAATTTCAAAATCTTTTTGAAGTTTTGCTTGAAGAATTTTATATTCTTTTTGTTCATCTAATGAAAGTAATAATATACTATCATCATGTTGAGCATTTACTTCTTTTCCTTTTTCTTGAATAATATTTTCCAATTCAATTAAACGAGGATTAATTGTTTTTTGAATTTTATTATTCTCTTTTTCAAGAATTTCAAAATTATCTAAGATAAGACAATTCAACTCAGTATTATCAATACCTTTAGCAGAAAATATTGTCATTAAACTACTAATCTCAAAAAACTTTACTCTAATTTCTCCAATTTTCATAATGTCGAATTTTATATTTTTGTTGCTGTTTTGTATTGCTCAAGAGTAAGAAGATAACTCTCTGCAGCTTCTAATGGATTACCAGAAGAAAATAATGTAGTAAATTTCTTTTCTGGTTCAGTTGCTACTCCTTGATTAATCATTCCACCTTGATACATAGAATTGTCAGAAATATTAAACGCTTCTTGTTTAATACTTTGAAGTCCTTTCAATTTTACATCTATTGATAGATATGTTTTTACTGTTAGATTACATACTTTTTGATCATAATCTAATTGAATATTACTTATTTCTAAGTAAGCTTTTGGTGTTACGATTCCATTCTTAAAGTCAATGTTTTGTTGTAATGGCATAATGTGTTTGTTTTTTAAATTGTATAATTATATGTTCCTGAACTTGTTGGTGTTATTGAGACTAAGGTATGATCCACTAGCGGACCACCTAAAGAAAATGGAGAAGATTGATTGGTTCCTGAATTTATCGTCAAATCTACCGTATTGCTATTATAATTAGTTCCATCAAAATATATATAGAAGACGCTTACGGTTACATTTGTGTTTACGGCTACTAAAGAATTATCAATAATATTAAGCGCCTTTAAATATATGCTGTAATAGCTTCCTCCATCGTAATTATTATGCAGTTCTATTCTAATATTAGTGCCACTAACTACGTAATTATCAGCGTAAGACCAAGCATCATTATTTCCATAGCTACAACAAGCCCCACTAGTCGTGCTAGACCATGCTGAATTATCAGTTATTATTGGTATATCATCACCATTTCTATATTTAGTTCCTCTTAAATTGGAAGCCATCCATATCTGGTCGCCTATTTTAACTGTCTTGTAGGTATATCCACTGTTATCGGTCATTATTCCAGTATTTATAGAATCGTCTTTTATTAGCCTTATACTGATGCCATCATTATAAGAACCAAGGCCATCATTTTTTATAAAATAAGGACTGTTATATTCTAATTCTCGGTAAAGTTCTGTTCCGAACAAGTAACTTTTTATTTTAATATCATAAAAATTGCCATTACTACTCCTATACCCACTTCCAACGCCACTAAATCCATAAATATCTGTAGCGTCGGTATTTGGAGAACTCCAATGCGAAGTTCCAATTTCTTTTAATTTCCCTCCGCTTACGCCATCTCTGCCTAAAAAACTAGTAAGTGTATACCATTCATCTATAGTAGGAACGTGCCATCCATTAGGAGCAACGTTTCTACTATCTTTTATTACTCTCCAGTTATAAATTCTACCATATCCACCATTAGGCTGTACGTGTTGATAATTTCTAAAGTTATACAGACTATTCTTTGACCCGACGTAAGATGGGTCAAAATAGCCTATAGCAGCAGTATATAATTCAGTCAGACTTCTATTACTAGAATCTCCATATATTTCGGTGACAACATCCCGTTGACTGAACGAATCAGTATTTGGTACAGGCATTTATTTATTCTTTAATTTGTTTATTTCGACTTCTAAATATGCGATCTTGGCTACCAGCAAATCAATGTATTTTACTTTATACTCGCCCTCTTTATCCCCAGTTACAAATTCAGAATAACCACCACTAAGTAAATCTTGGGCTATAGTACCAAATCTAAGTTCCTCTAAGTTGTCTTTAAAATTAAATGATACTAAATTAAGTTTACTGTAGTCTTTAATAATTGGTTGGATATTAGTTTTTAAAGTTCTATCTGATGATAAAATAAAATTACTAGCAGTAACAGTACCATTAAAATAACCATTCCCACCAACTCCAATACCACCTCCAACAACTAATGCGCCAGTAATAGGTGAGATTGAGGCGGTTGTTGAAGATACATTTAATTCACCTGTTTTTAAAATTTTTACTCTTTCTCCCCATCCACCGTTATATGTCCAAAATGATAGGTAATTTGCTGCTCCATTTTCTGTTGCAGGGGCTATAATGCCGCCGCCATCTGTGGTATATCCAAGCTGTATTCCATTTAGGTCAGTATTATTACCTGTGAATATGCTTATTCTCTTTCCTATTCCGCTAAAAGCTAAATCTAAGTCTGTTTTTACTGCGAATTTAAATTCATCTGCCCTAATGCCACCAACCCCTGCTTTAGTTCCGTTATCACTTATCAAGCTATTCACAAAATTACTCCCATTCCATTTAGGAATATAGTTGGTTGTAAGGCTTGAAGTAAGGTTATTTCCGTTTAAGAGAAATCCTGTTGAGCTTACGGTGGAAGAAAAGGTTGCTGTATTATTGGCGTTTAGACTTAATGTTAATGATGGTGTAGTAGTAGAATTATTGTTTGTATAAAATTTTATTCCTGCACCGCCAGCATCATCAGATCCATCTCCATGGTAATTAGTTATTTTACCTGATAACCAAGTAGTCCCAAACTTTTTGTGGTATAAATTAATTTCAGTTGGAACATCTCCTGTCTGATTATCAACTACTAATGAATTGAATTTACCATAACCACTTGATGTTACACTCGAAGCAAAAGTTGCTGCTCCTGATGGTTTTAATGTAAGTGCGTCAATAGGAGTATTATTCCCTAAACTAGAATTAACTGTAAATTTAATATAAGTCCCTGTTGTATGTTGAAACTCATTACCAAATGATATAGTTGATTCATTAGTATCTAAAGCAACACCCCTTATTATTTTATCATAATAAGGGGAAGATGTTGTACCATTTCCTGAATTTAAAACTCTATAGTATAATGCTGTTAGACTAGAATCAGTTCTAATATCACCATCAATCCACATATTTGCGGATTGAGCAGATAAGTTTTGAGCTAATATAAAAGGTCCATAATTTCCTAAATCATTAGTAAATTGACTCAAGGATGTTGGTTTTCCACTAATTTCTGAATAAACATAACTTGGTTTTGTAGCAGCTTTAGCCCAAGCATAAACATCACTTGCCGGTAAAGTTGTTGGATAAGCGGGAAGTCCATAACCACTAACAGTAGTTGGATGGTTCCCATCATGCCATTGCAGAGCGTTTACAACATTAGAAAGCCCAAAATCTGCCTTACTAAGTACTATTACTCCTGTATAACCATTTACTGAACTTACAGCATCTGTGTTATCTACTTTCCCCCAGGTAGTGCCATTAGATATCAACCAGTCACCAACTTTCCATTCACTTATAGTACCCATAGTCGTATTTCCGGCTACTGATACTATATAATAATCTCCATTTGAAGTTGGTATTGATGGTAATAATGGTAAATTGGTAGAAGCATCCCATAAACCTTTGTAATTTACTTGACCAAGTAATGAGACTGGTATTTGTGATAATGGTATTTTAGTATCACTTCCTAGTGTAGCTACTCCATTAGCTACTCCTATAAGTGATGATGCTATTCTAGATGTAGCATCTATAGCATTTATGGTTATATTGGTCGATCCATCAAACGAAACTCCGTTTATAGTTCTTGATGTTTGAAGTCGTATTGCTGTTCCTGCATTTCCGGTTATATCTGTCTGATCACCGGTATTTATTCCTGATACATTATCTAATGCTATTATGTTTGCATGGATATCAGTAGAATATATTCCAGCCGGCTGTTTATTATTGAATATAGTCCAATCAGAATAACTTAATGAACCAGTAGTAGTACCTGATGCTAATGCTAATGATAATTGTTGATTATCCAATGAAAGGCCATTAGCGGAACCCAAAGTAAGTGGATTATGATTTCTATAGCTAAGCTTCTGTATTGCGGTAAGAACAGTATCTGATGGACTTACAGTACCTTCTGTTGCTACATATCCTTCAAGGTAAGTACCAAGAACTCTATTATAGGTAAAATAAAGATTGTCTGCTTCAGTAACTTCGGAAGTAGTATAGGATGGTTTAGAAGCAGAAAGAGCCCAAGAGTATATGTCTGTTATTCCATATCCTTGGACTGTTATTGGTTTGTTTAATAAACCCGAGAATGTCAATTGGTGTGGATTACCACTAGCTTGTGAATGATCGTAAGCAATCTTACCTAAATCACCATAGTAAGCATTTATATGAAGATTGCCAAGAACTAAATTTTGGACTGGAGCAAACAAAACCCATTGTCCATTTTTTCGACAATAGATTTGTTCGTCCGGAGCATCACCGATACCGCTAGTAAAAAATGTAGTTGAAGGTTCTACAATGTAAGTAACCTTTGTATCGCTTAAAATAACTTCAAATTGTTCTTTGTTTTCAGTAAATATCACTTCGTAAGTGACAATCACATTATCCAATACCAATTCAAAGATTGCTTCTTTAGCGTTTATGTTTTCTTCATTGCTTCCACTCGTTTCATCTACCGTAATAGAATAGACATCCATGATTATCTTGGTGTTGTAATTGGTAATACTTCTCTTCTTCCTGGTGCAAAACCAGTAATCTTTTTACCACTAGCAAGAATAATATTAAAATCAAATTCATATTCAGCCGGTTCAGCATTCATTACATGTTCTGGAATGATAATAAAATTTTCAGAAACTTGTATTGTATTATCTTCTGTAGAATATGATTTACCTAATATATTTCTATTCATTAAATTCATAAGAACATTAGCTGCAGTCATATCAACCGGTACACGTATCTTTTGAGTACTATCTGCCGGATCATCAATAAGTGTATTTATTTCAATTTTATATTCTGGTACTGTAGAACCAAAAAATACTGGGTCAAGGACTATCATAATATTATTCTTTTGCTCGTGGGAACTCTTCTGTAATCGTTATCTTAGCGACTTCCTTTTGATTCTCAAACATTGTTGCTGAGTACCGCTTCTTAATGGCATCTTTGTTTACATTTGCCAATACCTTTACATAATAATCATACAAATCACTAGCTTGCTTCAAAGCATCAAGTCGCTCTTTTGTATTTGGAATATCTATCTCAACTTCATGAACCCGGTCTATCATTTGTTCTCCGGCATCATCAAGTTCTTTATGTGTAACCTTAATCTTTTTCTTGATCATATGTGGCATTTTTTGTACTACCTCAGAGAACATATCAATATCCTCTTTTAATGTATCAAGCAAAATCTCATTTCGGGTCCTGGAATATTTCAAATAACCATGAATACATTTCTGAACCCATTCATTTTCTTCAAAATCGCTAATCTTTTTATAGGATCCAGTATGGCTTTTTACAGCTTGCATACGACGTTGTGGTAACGGTTGATTATGAAGATAAGAACGTTCTTCTCCAAAGACTTTATACACATAGTAGATATAAGCCATAGCCTTATAGAAAAAGACCTTATTTGTACTTGTATCATAACGTTTAAAATCTCTGAACTCAGGCATCTGCATTGCCATCTCAGTAACTTTCACTACTGAATCCTCAAGATATAAAAAATCTTCTTGCATATATTAATAGTTTTTATAAACACCCTCGCGATTAATAAACATCATAGCTTCTAAAATTCCTTTTAAGGCGACATCCAAAGGAACTAATTCTTTTGAATGCATAATATCTGTTTCAACAACATTGTTGACAACATGTTTTACTTTTATGCCTATAAGACGACTTACTCGAATAGACTTTCCATTCTTATCTTTTATCTCTTTGCTTTTGAAGATAGCATGATCGACAGTATAGACTTCTTTCAGATTAGTGATATTCACTACCGGAATACTAGGTTTTATCCAATTTGACATATTATATGTTTTAAAGTTATGCGCAAAGATATAAATTGTTTTTGCAAAGAAGAGAAGATAGTATTTAAACTATCCTCTCTTTAATTTACAATAGTGTTTAATTGACTGTTTTATTTTTGCGGGATTACAGTAAACCCTTAATTAAAAGGCAAATCACTTCCTTCATTAGCACCTACTTGCAAAGGATTAGTGTTATGAACAACACCACCACTATTTGCATTCGGATAAATTACAGCACCAGCTGGTGGAGTCATACTATTACTACTAGGAACTAGCATTCCAGGAACATCTGCCGGAACTTCCGGTTTTTGTACAGAAACAACAGTAAGTTCATTGAAATATTTATCTTGCCATGGCTTACCTTTTGTTTCAATCTCACAATCAATATGCAATGTAGGATTAGCCAAGAAATACTCATGAATATCAGTAAAGCATTTCACACTGAACTCAACATTATCAATCACACTCTTTACAATCCATGTACCAATTATATAAGGACCATTCTGGCCGGAACCTTCATAATTAGAAAAATTCTTTACCAACGCTATTCTTTGTACTACTTTCATTTCTTCGTTCTTCTTTTTGTTCTATTTTGAAATACCATTCTTTTCTCTTCATTTTCAACTACCGTATTCCATTCCCAACGGTAACGCATTACTTCATAACCATAGTTTACTGACAGAAGCAAATGGAATAGCCTATAAGCTTCGATAGGAACTGAAACAGTACCATGGTTCAATAAAGTAATCAACCACGTAGGAAGCATGTTTGCGTTGCTTATCTGACGTTCATTATCCTTGTCAATATCACTAACAATTAGTATTGGAGCATTTTCAGGAACTGACATTAAAGCATTAATGATTACTTGCTGTTCTGAAAGATTTTCAGACAAAGACAAATTCGTTTTAAATGTATCAGAATATTGTTTTTTATAAACAGATAAAGTATTCTGTAAACTTAAAAGAACTGACCCCAAATTATCTCTAGAAAAATATATTTCTCCCTTTTTTATACTATCAATAAATTCTTCTACATCAAGTAAATTACTTTTCTCTCCATAAGAAAACATAATCTTAATAGTAGAGTCAGTAAACATTACTAATCTTATTTCAGTAAACTCTTTTACAAAAGGAGCCTCAGTAGAACTAAAGACCCTACCACAAGTTTGACAACTATACAAATACTTCTCATTACCCCGAGCGTCTACTACACTACCATGGAACAATGAACCTCGCGTATCACAACGCCTTACTAAGCACTTTAAAAGTGCACCTAATGAACGATTACTCATAAATTATTCTTTTTAAAAATTACACCCCAAAGATAATCAATAAATAAACAACTACATAGTAACAATACTATTATAAAATACCATTAACAATATAACCAATCCAATGAAGAACATACCCTACACTACCCTACCCCTTATTATACCCACCATACCTACTACTCCCGAAATACAAACCCCCTGGACATACCCTATACCAAATTACAAGCTCTCTGGATACTCTCTAGTAACTCCCCCCGGTTAGACGATATAAAAAATTAATTACAAATTAAAAACAAATTATTATGAGCAAATTATTGTATGTAGCGACAAAAGCCGCTGAGTTGAAATTCGACCTTAGTGACATGGTGCCAACATCGTTTGAAATCATCAATCAGTTTTACAAAGATGGTAGTCAAAAGACTGCAGCCGGCAAGTTGGTAAAAATTGAAGCAGCTAATGCTGACGTAAACAATCCAAACCTTCGTATCTGGTGTACATTGGCTATCGCTGGAATGACTGACAACTTCTGTCAAGAAGTAACACGCATGAACTCATGTGGGTTTGATTCAGTAATTGACAAAGAAGAAGCTGCTAAAGGATTCATTAAACTTAAAGCAGGTGCTAAGATCAACTGCTTAGGTGGTGAAATCAAATACAGCATGTAAGAACAACAAAGGGAGATGTAATGTCTCCCTTTTTTTTAATACTATTACCTCGAAATACTTGCTTGCTAGAGTTGTTGCGGACTGGCTTGTTTAAGTGATTGCCTCGCGCACGTTCATTATATTATATACTAACTAATACTTATCATTATGAAATCAAATAAACATATCATTGAGCATATCATATATGCCTTTATCTTCGGTATTGCAACTGTATACTTCTTTACTCATACACATATATATGGTAAAGCTATTCTTATTGGTTGTATTGCCTTATTTGCTGTAAACGTACATGAAGCTATTGCTCATTATAGAAATAGATAATACTACTAATTGATGGCGTTACTCGTGAGAGTAGATGCATTTGATTCTATCGGTACCTCATTTCACCCAACAAGGTGCAGAAGCCATCAATTAAATCTATTTCAAAGCAAATCCTGTCTTACGTGTATTAGCAGTTATTCCTGACCATAATGTATAGACATCATTAGTATGTACTGATGATAAATTCATTTGTCTTGATACTGTCTTTACATTAATAGATAGATGATCTGCAATATCTTTCATAGATGTACTGACAAGTATATCATTGGTTGCTTTTATTACTGCAACATAATACTCTTTCTTACTAGTTTTATTCTTTTTCATATAATGTCTTATTGGTGTCGATACTAATCGGACAAAAGTACTATTATTATTCATTTAAACAAAGATATCATGAAAATTAAACCAATGAGTTGGACTCAGTTTGCTATTTTATTTACACTTATATTTAGTGTTGGAACGTTCTTATTATTAGCTGATTATGCTACTAGAACACTACCAAAACAACCTCTGACAATTGAACAGAATATTGTCATAGACATTGTGCAATCAAATATTGAAACGACATTGCACTATGTAATCATTCAAGATAAACGGTCCGGAACACTAAAAGTGGAGTCTATTTACAACGAACAACTACAGTATTTCAATGTAGGTGATACGATACAATAGGCTACAGTAAAGGATTTCGTGATGTTCAAGCTCTCTCTGTACACTCCTATTCTCTGGTATCTCTCTCTATACTCTCTCTATGTATGTAATGCTTATAATGCGTTGAATTCGTCATTATATGTATTGGTACTGTTTATTGAGATATAGTGGTGGCATTAGTGAGTTGGTTGTGTTCCTTAAGTATTCATTTCTTGCAATAAAGTATAGTGTGTTGAATCTATTGGTCTACATTATATTAGATTATTTGATAGTGGTTGTGATTGGTGTAATCCGGTGTATCATATGCTATATAATATTGTGAGATTTGATTACTTTCGCGGGCTTGTTTAAGCTACTTTCTTTTATTGATATGATACATAGTGTCATTCTATTGCTATTCGTTCAACAGTGAGCTTTCTATGCGTTGAAATGACGTGTGTGGTTAGTGTGAATGATAGCTTATTTCTATTATTGTCTATTAATTTTCATATATAAACTATTTATTAATCAACAAAACATTTATTATTATGCAAGTAGGTGATTTTATTTATTTAAACAGGTATCATAGTACAAATTGTGGAAAAGATTATCCTGAAAATTCTATTAGTATCTTAGTTGTAACTGCAGTTCCTGATCGTGATGATGAATTGCGTATTCGTTTTGCTAGACATACTGAGTCTAATTATTCGTATATTCCAGTGTGTAAAGTATCATTAGTTCCAGAAGATGATATTAATCGTGCAAAAAAACTATTTGATGCTGCTGTAGAATCTTGTGATAATGCTGTGCTCTAACGATCCTATCATAATGCTACTGTATTTCCTGATGGGATTTGCAGTAGCTAATCTTGCTCTTTGCTTTCAGCATATACAAGAGTTTGGAATGATATTCGACTGGTATCATGACTGGTTATACAAATACGTGCGATATAAGAGACTTTTATCGAAGTATGGTAAGAATATACGTTCAGTGTCCTTTATGGCTTACATTGCCAAACCATTGGGCTTGTGTCCCTATTGTAATGGGATATGGATAGCTATCATTACTTACTTGATTGCCTTTGGATTTCATTGGGATATATTTTTATTCATTGGCATATCATGGTTCTTTATTCGATTTATTCAACAAAACAAAATTATATAGTATGGGATATTATTTAAATCAAACTCGCAAAGGTCCAATTGAAAGACCTGATTTCGCTTCACGATGCAAAGCATTAATGGAAGATGGTGCTACCGAAATTGATACACCAAAAGAATGGAAAGAAGGTCTTGTATTTGTAGTAAACAATGGTGGCTTTTCTGCAGCAGCTTATTGTTATTCTGAAAATGAAATGTTTGTGTTTCAAAATATGAATGACACAAGAAATAAAAAGTGGTTTTATTACGAACAGGCTAAAGAATTGGCCGATTAATATCAATAAATAATATGGGAAAGCAAGCTTACAAAAGTAAAGGAGATATTATCTACTTTATGCACAACAACAAGATTGAAAAAAAAACAATCTTAGGTATATCAACTTACGTTGGTGAATGTCAAGTATTAATGGGTAATAATAGAACTGTTCCGGAAGGACAAGTTCTTATGGTGTATCACACTGGTTCATATCATGAAGTAGAATCAAAAGATGCTTATGATAATCTTGATGATTTAATGACAAGTCTAACAACTCCATTAAACTTACCAGATGGCACAACAAATACAGAATCCTAAAGGGTTCAAAGTAATAAGCACTACAGCTACTGAATGCCTTAAATGGGGTGGTATGGCTATTTGTGATCATTGTAATAATGCTGCATCAATAGGTTATTTTGTTGCAGTTCTTAATCATTGGGTATGTCCTGAATGCTTTGATAAATGGCTTAAACGTGCTGTTGTCTATGAAGAGGACAAATCTTATGAGAATAAAGTATTTAATCGCTATGCCAAATTGCTTGGCTTACCGGTTGAATAGTGATTGAAATAGCTTGGATAATTATCTCAATATACTAATGCTGATGTAGGGTAATGACAAATAATTATTAGGTAGCTAACAATTACAAATGGTTTGGGGATATAGCTCAGTTGGTTAGAGCATTTAATGGAACAGTGGCAAGCGTAATTACTTACGGTCCGAATCCCATTAAAAGGTCGGCAGTTCAAATCTGTCTATCTCCACTAATATCAATAAACAATTATTACAATGAGAAATTTAAATAAGATCATTTCTATTGTTTTAAAAATGATAGAGAATAATGAATGCGAAGATTTGACTAATGAAGAATTAGAACAAATATCAATACTCATTCATAGACCCACTACAATGGGCCGAGAAGATGCTGCTAAGTTTATGGGAGTATCATTAAACAAGTTCCATGAATTAAAAAACATTGGAATTATTAAAGAGCCTAGAAAAATTAAAGGACAAAAAGAAAAAATTTATTATCTCAGTGATTTAAAAAAGTCATTAGATATAATGAAAGAAAAAGGATTATGAAAGAAATACAATTGACTAGAGGAAAAGTAGCATTAGTAGATGATGAAGATTTTGAATTATTAAGTCAGAATAAATGGTATGCTCAAAAATATTCAAAAACAGATACTTGGTATGCAGCAAGAAGAATATGGAAAGTTGATGGCAATAAAGATAAAACTATATTAATGCATATTCAAATAATGGGAACTAAACCTGGATTTGAAATAGATCATAAAGATACAAATGGATTAAATAATCAGAAACCAAATTTAAGATATTGTACTAGTTCTCAAAATCAAATGAATACTAAGAAAAGAAAAGGTTGTACTTCTAAATATAAAGGTATATATTGGGATAATCAAATGAAATCTTGGAGAGTTAGAGTAAAAAAAGATGGTAAAATTATGTATCAAAAATTATTCAAAGACGAAATTAGTGCTGCAATAGCTTACAATAATGCAGCAATTATTCATTTTGGAGATTTTGCTCGATTAAATATAATTCCAGATTTACATCAAACACATTTAATTTGATTAAGTATTTGAAAATCAATATTTATTAATGTATTAAAACTCATTAGTTGCTAATTATTATAATATATATTTTTGATTCGTCAGTAACGTTGCTGGCAACTAAAAATATATTTATTATGTTGACATTAGATGGTAATTTACCCGCTATTGGCGGTGGTAGTTCAATGGGTTCCGGAGTAGGTCTTGGAGCAGTCGGTGGTGGTGTTGCTGGGTTAGTTCTTGGTTCACTTCTTGCAAGTAATGGTAATGGTGGTTTATTTGGTGGTGGTAACAATAATGCAAATGTTGCTGAGTTTGGTGCTATCAATAACCAATTACAATCATTAGGTGGTCAAATCAATGGTACAGCATTGACAGCTCAAATTCGTGCTGATACTATTGACCTTTCTCAAAGTATTAGTACTGTAGGTACACAAATAGGACAATTGGCGACTGCTCAAGCTGCAGCTAATTTTACTACTTTGGAATCAATCAATGGATTGGGAAGAGATATTACCGCTTCTCAAAATCAGAATGCTCTTCAACAATTAAACAGTTTCAATAACCTTACCACAACTACATTGCAAGGCTTCAATAGCTCAGCAATGCAAGTACAAAATGCTACGAATCAA